ACTGCCCTTTTTCTCCCCACAGATCTGCCCGGGTGGTGCGCCACAGGGTGTGGCACAGGAGGTGGTCATCGTGTCCGAGCGCCGCGGCCGCCCGATCCTCGACCTGGCGAAGCACGGCCTCTCCGGGTACCGGAAGGGCTGTGGCTGCGCCGACTGCCGCGCCGCCCACACCGCCGCTGTCGCCGCCTGGCGCGCACGGCGCCGTCGCGCTCGCGAGCTCGAGCAGCTCCAGGACGAGGCGCGCGCGCAGGCCGAGGCCGACGCGCTCCCGCCCGCACCCGACACGACGCAGGCACCGACGCTCATCGACCCGGCTGCCCCGGCCGGCCTGATCGAGCAGGCCCTCGAGAAGGACCTCGAGCAGCTGATCGGCGACCCGCCGTGGAAGGCGACCCTGACCGCGCTCGCCCGGGCGAACGCCCGGATCGTCGACCAGGTCCACCTCCACCAGCGCCTCGACGTGCTCTCTGGCGTGCAGCTGCGCCTCTTCGAGGCCCTCGACCGGCTCCGGCGCACCGCCGGCACGAGCACGGGCGTCCCGGACGACCTCGGAGCACTGCTCGGTGAGCCCGAGTCGACCTGAGGCAGAGCCCCGCTTCGCGACGCCGCGCAACCCGAACCGCCAGACCCTCGGCCGCCGGGTCGGGCAGGTCATGGCGCTCATCGACCCGCCGAGGCGGCTCGACGGCGGCCGCGGGCCGATGCCGTGGCAGCAGCAGGTCCTCGACGTCGCGTGCGAGATCGACCCGGCGACCGGGCTCTTCTACTACCGCGAGGTCATCGTCATCGTCGAGCGGCAGGCCGGCAAGACCTCGCTCTCCCGCGGCAAGCTCGCCCACCGGTGCGTGTGGAGGCCGCGCTCCCTGTGCCTGTACGCGGCCCAGGACCGGAACATGTCCCGCCGGCGGCTCGAGCAGAGCCTCCTCGAGCCGTTCACCGACTCGCCGCTGGCCGCGTACCTCGCCCCGGCGGGCCGCACGGGCAAGCTCGGCTGGGACGGTACGAACGGTCGCGAGAAGATCAAGTGGGCCAACAGGTCCGAGATCTCCATCCTCGCGGCGCAGAAGAAGACCGCCGGCCACGGCGACACGCTCGACGAGGCGCACCTCGACGAGTACTTCGCCCAGGTCGACGGCCGGCTCGAGCAGGCGGTCGGCCCGACGATGATCACCGTCCCGGGCGCGCAGCGATGGACGCTCTCGGCGGCCGGCGACGAGACGTCGGTCCCGCTGTGGAGGAAGGTCGAGGCCGGGCGCGCCCGGGTCGACGCCGAGGTCGAGTCGCGGATCGCGTACTTCGAGTGGTCCGCCCCGCCCGACGCCGACCGCTCCGACCCGGACACGATCGCCAGGGTGCACCCCGCCGTCGGGTACACGATCACGGTCGAGGACATCCTCGCCGAGCAGGTCTCGATGGACGCGAACGGCCCGGAGGAGTGGGACCGCGCGTACTTCGGGTGGTGGCCGAAGGCGAAGGCCAAGCCGTGGGTCATCCCGAAGGGCCCGTGGACCGAGACGTCGCTCCCCGGCGCCGAGGCCGACTGGCACGGCGAGCCGGTGTGGGCGGTGGACATCTCCCCCGACCGCGCATGGGTGAGCATCGGCCTCGCCGCAGCTCACGACGGCGTGCGGTGCTGGCTCGAGGTCCCGGTGCACCAGGAGATCGACGCCGGCGCCACCGAGCCCGGCCCGCGCGTCGTCCCGCTGCTGCGCGCGATGGCTGACGAGCTCGGCGGCCGGCTCGTGGGCGTCGACGGGTCCGGCCCCGCGGCCGCGCTCATCCCGGACCTGGAGGCCGCGGGCTTCACCGTCGACCGCCTGTCCCGCCAGGAGGTCGTCGACGCGTGCGGCGGCCTCTACGACGACGTCCTCGCCGGGTACGTGCTGCACGAGGCCGACCCCGAGGTCGACGACGCGCTCGCGTCGGCGGCGACGAGGAGCTCCGGCGAGGCGTGGCTGTTCGTGCGGGGTCGCTCGTCGGCGGACATCTCGCCGCTGTACGCGATGACGATCGCCCGGGCCGTGCACCTGAAGCACGCGCCCGCGCACTACGACCCGCTCGACTCGATCGGGTGAGAGGAGCTCCGGTGGTGCCTCTGCGCGACCTGGTGAGCACGCTCCTGGACCTGAGCGGGCTGCTTCTGCTCGTCGCGGCGGCGGCGATCGCCGCCAGCCGTGTGGACCCGGCCCTCGGTCTGGCCGTCGCCGGCGCCGGGATGCTCGGCGTGTCCTGGGCCCGTGGCGCGGCCGACCGGATCAAGGCGCGGCGCCGCACCCGTGCGCGCCGTCGTGCAGGGCGGACGTCGTGAGCTGGTTCCGGGAGCGGGCAGTCAGCCTCCCGGGTGCCGGCGTGGTGCCCGGGCGTGGTGGTCGGGTCGGGTCGGCCCGGGCGGTGACCACCAACCGGGCGCTGCAGCAGTCGGTCGTGTGGGCGTCGCAGCGGCTGCGCGCCGACCTGATCTCCCTGATGCCCGTCGACGTCTACCGGCCGTCGAAGGCTGCGGGGATCAACGTGCCAGCGCCGACCCCGCAGGTGCTCGCCGAGCCGTGCGAGGTGGCCGATGGGCACCCGATGTCGATCGGGGAATGGCTCTACGCCGGGCAGATCGCCCTGGACCGCACCGGGAACAACGTCGGGGTGATCACCGCGCGGGACGCCTTCGGCCTGCCGGCGCGGATCGAGCTGGTCGACCCCGACATCGTCACGGCACGAATCCGGGGTCGGCGGATCCTCGAGTGGCGGATCAACGGCGAGAAGCACGACCCGTCCGTGATCTGGCACGAGCGCCAGTTCCACGCACCCGGCTTGCCCATCGGCCTGTCTCCGATCGCCTACGCCGCGCTCGCGCTCGCCGGCGGGCTCTCCGCCCTGGAGTTCGCCGTCGAGTGGTTCGAGAACGGCGCGGTCCCCTCTGCCATCCTGCGCAACGGCGGGGTGACGGTCGAACCCGAGGACGCGGAGATCATCGAGACCCGCTGGGACGCGACCGTGCGCAACGGCGGGGTGCTCGCTGTAGGGAAGGACTGGGAGTACGTCCCGGTCGCCGGCAAGGCGGCCGAGACCGCGTTCATCGAGCAGCTGGACTACACCGACGTCGCACTCACCCGGTTCTTCGGCGTGCCGGCGGACATGGTCGACGTGAAGGTCGAGCACTCCTCGACGGTCCGGTACGCGAACATCACCCAGCGCAACCTGCAGCTGCTCGTCATGAACCTCGGCGGGGCCGTCAAGCGACGCGAGGACGCCCTGTCCCGCCTGGTACCCGGCACCCGCTTCGTCAAGCTCAACCGCGACGCGGTACTCGCGATGGACGCGAAGACCCGCGCCGAGGTCTTCCGGACGCAGATCGACTCGCGGACGCGCACCCCCGACGAGGTGCGCGCGATCGAGGATCTGCCCCCGCTCGACGACGCCGCCTACACGCAGTTCGACCGTCTCTTCGGCCCGCGCGTCCCGCCGCGCAAGCCCGAGCCGCCTGACACGGAGGACAACGATGGATTCTGAGCAGCTCCTCGAGCAGATCGCCGCGGCCGGCCGTGAGCGCGCCGGGCAGGTCGTCACCCGGGCGGACCGCCCGTCCCAGCGTCGCTGCGGCCCCGAGACCGGCGCCCGCGCATGGGTCTCCGCGCCCGCGCCCCGGATCCAGCTGCGCGAGGCCGACGACGGCACGGGCCCGCTGCACTTCACCGGCTACGCGACGGTGTACGAGCGCGGGTACGAGATGTGGGACCTCTTCGGCCCCTACACGGAGATCGTCTCCGCCGGTGCCGGCGCCCGATCCCTCGCGCGCCCCGACCTCGACGTGCCCCTCGTGCTGCAGCACTCCTCGCTGCGCCGCATCGCGCGCACGACCAACGGCACCCTCGTCCTCTCCGAGGACGCCCACGGCCTGCTCGCCGACGCGCCCTCGCTCGACCGGGACGACCAGGACGTCGCCTACATCGCGCCGAAGCTCCGGGCGGGGCTGATCGACGAGATGAGCTTCCTGTTCCGCATCGTCCGCGGCCAGTGGTCACCGGACTACACCGAGTACCGGATCGACGAGTACGACATCCACCGCGGCGACGTCGCGATCGTCGGCTACGGGGCGAACCCGTACACCGCCGGCGCGGGCCTGCGCTCGCGGACGGACGTGCTCGAGCTCGTCCGGTCCCTCGACGACGACGCGGCCCGCGCCGCGCTCGGCGAGCTGCGCTCGCGGCTTGAGCCGCCGGCGCCCCCTGCTCGCAGTGCCTCAGCCCCCACGGGCGAGCTGCTGCTGCCGCTCTACTGAGCGGCCCCCTGTCGCGTCGCGCAAGGGCCTGCCGCGCCTAGGCCTGGCCGGGCACCGCCTGTCGGACGGGATCCACCACCACCCATCGACCGCCCCTCATGGGGCAGGACGGAGCACGACGATGACGCTCGAGGAGCTCATCCGGCGGACCCGCGAGCAGATCAACGCCAACATCGCGGCCCGCAACTCGCTCACCACGCAGGTCGAGGAGCTCCGCGCCGCGGAGACCCCCGACCAGGAGCAGATCTCCGCGCGGCTCGTCGAGCGGTCCAAGCTCGACACCGAGCGCGCCGAGCTGGAGAAGAAGCTCGAGGACCTGCAGAAGGAGCTGCGCGAGGACGAGGCGGTGCTGCGCCTGCAGAGCCGGCTCACGGCGACCGAGGCACCCTCGGACGGGACGGAGCGGGACGCCGGCGCGGCGCGGGTCGGCGCCGAGCCGCGCACGTACTCCCGCGAGAGCGACCCGCAGGGCCGGCAGTTCATCGCCGACGTGATCGGCGACCTCCTCGGCAACCGCGACGCCCGGGAGCGGCTGTCCCGGCACATGGCCGAGGAGCGCGTCGAGCGCGCCGGCGCGGTCCAGCGCGCGGTCACCACGTCCGGTGCGCCGGGCCTGGTGATCCCGCAGTACCTCGTCGAGCTGTACGCCCCGAAGGGCCGCCCGGGTCGCCGGTTCGCCGACGCCTGCCGCCACCACGACCTGCCGGAGACGGGCATGACCGTCTACATCCCCCGGCAGGTCGCCACCACCGAGGTCGGCATCCAGGCGGCCGAGCTCGCCCAGGTCGCCGAGGCCGACTACGAGGACGAGCTGATCGCGGTCCCGGTGCGTACCGCGGCGGGGTCCCAGACGATCTCCCGCCAGTCGGCGGAGCGCTCGCTGGGCACCGAGGACATCGTGCTCGAGGACCTGCTCAAGTCCTACGACACGAACCTCGACACCCAGCTCATCAACGCCGCAACCTGGGGCCTGCTCGCGGTCGCGAACACGGTCACCTACACCGACGACGACCCCACCGCGGCCGAGCTCTACCGCAAGATCCTCGGCGCGAAGGCCAACGCGGAGGACGTCCTGCAGGACCTCGACGAGGACGACCTCTTCGTCCTCATGCGGGGCCGCCGGTGGGCGTGGCTCAACGGTGAGACGACCGACCAGCACCCGTTCGTGCAGAAGGCGGGCGTGCCCGCCGAGCAGTTCGCCACGAGCAACGGCGCGGGCTACGCGTCGGCGGTGCGTGGCTTCCTGCCCGACGGCGGGGCCGTGATCACGGACAACAACCTGCCGAAGAACCAGGGCGCGGGCACGAACCAGGACGTCGTTGTGGTCGTCGCGCAGCACGAGGCACACCTGTGGGAGGACCCCAACGCGCCCTTCTACATCCGGGCCGAGCAGACCCAGGCGAAGAAGCTCGGCATCGACCTCGTCGTGTACGGCTACTTCGCCGCCTGCTTCAACCGCATCGTCGACGAGCAGGGCAGCCCGAAGGCCGTGCACCAGCAGATCGCCGGCACCGGCCTCGTCGCGCCGACCTTCTGATCGGCCACCGGTGTGCCGCCGGGCCCGGTCCGGGCCCGGCGGCACACCACCCGCCCAGCCCCCTCAACGCATCGAAGGAGAAGACATGGCCAGGAACCAGCGCACCACGGCGGCCGCGGCGCGCGCGGCCGCGGCCGAGGGCGACCGGGAGACCCTGCGCGCCGCCCTCATCGAGGAGCGCCGCGGCTACGTCGCCCGGCGCCTCGACGCCCGGGTGAAGCAGGTCGACGCGCAGCTCCGGGCGCTCGGCGCCCCGGCGGGTGGCAACGGCGCCGAGCGCGCCGCGACCCCGCGCGGGTCCGCCAAGGCGCGCGCGGCCCAGGCCGCCGCGCAGACCGCGCAGCCCGCTGCCGAGACGTCGGCGGACGACGACGGCGCGCAGGCCTGAGCGCGCAGTGACGGGCGGGGCGAAACGGAGGGTGTGCGATGAGTGAGCCGTCGGTCCCGCCGCCGCCCGTCACTCTGCAGGAGATGGCGGCCTGGCTCCGCGAGCCGACCTATGCCACGAAGGAGCCGGAGAAGGACTGGCTGCAGGTCTCGTTGGACTCGGCGATCGAGCAGGTCGAGGCCAGGTGCGGACCGATCATGTCCGCCGCCCGCACCTTCACCCCGCGCCCTCGGCGCCACCGGCTCGTGCTGCCGGAGGCGCGCCTCGTCGACGTCCAGGAGGTCCGTGACCCGGACGGGAACCTCGTCGAGCCCTACGACATCGACCTGCTCTGCGGCATCGTCGAGCTCGCCGCCGAGCCGCCGACCACGAAGCGCTGGACGGTCGTCGCGACCACCCGCGACACGGTCGCCTCCCTCCAGCTCGCCGTCAAGATCATCGCCTCGCACCTGTTCGAGGTGCACCGCGGCGGCGCCGCCCTGCCCACAGGCCGCGCCTACGCAACGGGCGACAGCGAGCCTCCGCCGGCTGGGTTCGCGTTGCCTCGCCGCGCCGAGCAGCTGATGGCGCCCTTCCGGCGGACGATGCGATGAGCACGCCGATCACCCGCGTGCCGGCGGTCCTGGAGAAGCTCGTCGAGGTCGCGACGGCGGCGCTCGCCGACGTCGAGCCCGCCGTGGTCGTCATGGACGGCCCGCGCCTGGGTGAGCTGCCGTGGCGGCACCTCATGCTGGGGATCACCGACTCCCCGGACACGGCCCCGTACTCGACGCACTACACCCGCCAGGACGGGCTGGGCCGGCCCCGCTACGTGGAGGAGTGGACGGTCCGGTGCGGGCTGTGCCTGGCCGACGGCGGGGACGACCTAGCCGGCCTCCGCGCGGAGGCCGCTGAGCTCCTCGGCCTGCTCGACGCGGCGCTGGGCGACGCGCATGTGACCGAGGGCGTGTGGGACGACGTCGGGCTGGGGGAGGCGGACATGCAGTGGTACGCGGTCCCGAACAAGGCCGGGTCGACGGTCCTGGTCTACTTCTCGATCGAGGGCTCGAGCCTGCTGTGAGCCCCGTCCGGCACCGGTACGTCAACGAGGCGAAGGGCGCGACGTCCGACCCCTACGGCGCGACGGAGTTCGTGCTGCTCGCCGGGGCGTTCGCCCGGGTGCCGGAAGAGCTGCGCGCACGCCTGGCCGCCCGGCTGCGCCCGATCGGTGAGCGCGCCGTCGACGCGGCCCGGGCGAAGGCATCGTGGTCTTCGCGGATCCCCGGGGCGATCCGCCTGCGCGTGCAGTTCCGCGGGAAGAACCCGGGCCTGCTGATCACGGTCGACCACAAGGCGGCCCCGCACGCCCGCCCCTTCGAGGGGATCCTCTCGCCCGTCTTCCGCCACCCGGTGTTCGGGGACTACGACACGTGGGTCGCGCAGTCCGCGCGCCCCTACGTGTGGCCGGCGGTGCTGGAGACCCAGCAGGAGATCGCCTCCGAGGTCGACGAGGCGATCGACGAGGCCCTTGGGGCTGCCGGCTTCCACTGACCTGCGCTCGCTGCCGTCCGGCCGAGTGCCCCCCTCTCAGGAGAGGTCGCTTCGCCATGCCCAGGATCCGCCACGACGGCGTCGAGGGGACCGCGGTGGTCTCCGAGGCCGTCCTGCCCTTCTGGACCGGCCCGGCCGGGTGGCGGCTCGTCGACGACGAGCCGACGCCGCGCACGCGCAGGTCCCGTCCGCGCGCGCCCCGTCCGCGCGCCCCGCAGTCGCCCCCGGCGTCGCAGGCCGGGGCCCCGGACGACGTCCCGGGTCAGGGCTCGTCCACCACCACATCCACGGAGGAGTGAGCCATGGTCACCCAGATCCCGAAGTCCAAGCGGTTCTACGCCCCGCCGGTCACGAAGTACCGGTGGCTGCCGACGATCGCCGCGCAGACGCTGATCCCGGTCCACACGGAGTGGGACGCCGGCATCGACCTGTCCAGCGAGGTCGCCGACGTCGCGGGCTTCACGGTCACCGACGAGCCGATCGCGACCCCGGGCCTGTCGAAGTTCACGGGGTCGGTGCCCGGTCGCACGACGGTCGACCGGTCCTCGATCACCTTCTACGCCTCGCTCGACGGCGAGGACGTGCGCACCGTGCTGCACGAGGGCGACGAGGGCTACCTGTGCATCTGCCCCGCCGGGGACGCCGCCGGCAAGCTCATGAGCGTCTTCGAGACCCGTCTCGGCGCCTTCGGCGAGCCGTTCCCGGTCACCGGGACGAACGCGCACCAGCTCATCGTGCCGGTCCACATCCTGCGCGAGCCGGCCCGCGACGTCGAGATCCCCGAGGCCGCGTGACCACGCGCGAGCGTCTGTCGGCCAAGGGCCGCCGGCACCTGGACCATCCGGTCGTCATCGACGACCCCCAGGCGCCGGCGGCCGAGGTCGCCCAGCAGGAGCAGCTGCTGCTCGCAGCGCGGATCCAGGGTGACCCGGCCGAGATCGAGCGCGTCGAGGCGGACCTCGCGGCCGCGAAGGCCGCGCTCGAGGCCTGCTACGAGTGGGTGGGGTTCGACGCTCTCGACCCGAAGGACTACGAGGACCTGATCAGCGCCTTCGTCGAGGAGGACGGCCGTCTCGACGAGGAGGGCGTCCTGCCCGCGCTCGCGGCCGCGTGCGCGGTCGACCAGGACCTGCGCGACGTCGAGTACTGGACGACCGAGCTGGCCTCGGGGCGGTGGAACGCCGGCGAGGTGCGCCACCTCTTCGCCGAGCTGACCGCGCTGAACCAGGCGGTGCCGGCGGCGCGCCTGGGAAAAGGCTGAGCCGCGACCCGCTCCACGCCGCGCGGATGCGGTACTGCGGGCCACGCGGCATCCCCCTGTCGACCTTCCTGTCCTGGCCCCAGGAGGACCAGGACGCGGCTCTGGCGTGGCAGCGGCACGAGGGGCAGAGGTGCCCGGGCTGCGGCCGCCACCCCGACGACCCGCCTGCCCATCCGCACCGGGCCTCGTGCCCGGGCTGCGCGCGGCGGGCCGAGGTCCAGAAGAAGGCCGCTGAGCTCCCCGGCGGGCACGTCGTGTGGGAGCCGGGCGAGCCGACCGACTGCGCCATCTGCTCCGCGACGACGTCAGGGGGGTGAGTGCGGGTGGCCGCTCGGCAGCGTGACGTCAAGGTCCGGATCCTGTCGGAGTACTACGACGCCGGGTCCAAGGCCGCCGAGCGCGCCACCCGTCGCCTCGCCGCGATGCAGATGGCGGCCGCGGCTGAGGACGCTCGCCGCGAGCAGGCGAAGGCCGACGCGATCATCGCCGCGAACAGGCGGCAGATGGACGCGATGCAGGCCACCGGCCGCGTGGTCCTGGGCGTGTCGGCCGCGATCGCGGTGGGCCTGGGCATCTCCGCGAAGGCGGCGATGGACTGGGAGAGCGCGTTCGCCGGCGTCCGCAAGGTCGTCGACGGGTCCCCGGAGGAGATCTCCCAACTCGAGTCCGAGCTGCGCGGCCTGGCCCGTACTCTGCCCGCGGCCCACGAGGAGATCGCCGGGGTCGCAGAGGTCGCCGGCCAGCTCGGCGTGCGCCGCCAGGACATCGCCGCGTTCACGCGCACGGCGATCGCCATGGGCGAGACGACGAACATGGCCGCCGACGAGGCCGCGACGTCGATGGCGCAGTTCTCCAACATCATGGGGATCGCCGCGGACCAGTCCGACCGGCTCGGCTCGACGATCGTCGCCCTCGGCAACAATGGCGCCAGCACCGAGCGCGACATCGTCTCGATGGGCCTGCGGATCGCCGGTGCCGGCCGCACCGTCGGGATGACCGCCGACGAGGTCCTCGCGGTCGCGTCCGCCCTGTCGTCGGTGGGCCTGGAGGCCGACGCCGGTGGGTCGGCGATCTCCCGGGTCCTGATCCGCATCGACAAGGACGTCCGCTCCGGCGCCGACACCCTGGCGACCTACGCCGCCGTCTCGGGCATGACGGTCGAGGAGTTCTCCCGGGCGTGGCGCGAGGACGCCGCCGGCGCGCTCACGACCTTCGTCACCGGCCTGGGGCGCACGCAGAAGGCGGGCGGGGACGTCAACGCCGTCCTCGACCGCCTCGGCTTCACGGAGATCCGCGTCACCGACGCGCTGCGCCGTGCCGCGCTCGCTGGGGACCTGCTCACCGACGCGATCGAGCTCGGCACCCGGGCGTGGGACGCGAACATCGCGCTGCAGGAGGAGGCGGCCAAGCGGTACCAGACGACCGAGGCGCGCCTGCAGATCGCCCGGAACCAGCTCAATGACACCGCGATCGACATCGGCGGGCACCTGCTGCCGGTCCTCACCGACGCCGTGGAGTGGGTCGGGTCTCTCGCGGTCGGGTTCGGCTCCCTGCCCGCGCCGGTGCAGGAGTGGACGGCGAAGCTCGGGCTCGCCGCGCTCGCCCTCACCGGGGTCGTCGGCGGCGTGGCGACCGCCGTCCCCAAGCTCCAGGCCCTGCAGAAGACCGTCGTCGACCTGCGCGGCGGCCAGTCCCTCCTGGGTCGCGCGCTCGGCGGCACCGCTTCGATCCTGACGGGCCCGTGGGGCCTGGCGATCGCCGGCGCGGTCACCGTCCTCGGCCTGTGGGTCAAGGCCCAGGGCGACGCGAAGAAGCGCGCCGACGAGGTCTCGGCGACCCTCGACCAGCAGACCGGCGCGGTCACCGACAACACGCGCGAGTGGGCGCTCAACCAGCTCGCGACGGCGGGCGCCGTCGACCGCGCGAAGAAGCTCGGGATCGAGCTGAACACGCTCGTCGACGCCGCCATGGACCCCACCGGGGAGGCCGCGCGCGAGCTCGCCCGCCGCTACGACGAGCTGCGCGCCGCCGCCGAGGAGTCCAGCGACGACACCACGAAGGCCGCCGGCAGCTTCTCGATCGCCGGCGACGCCATGAAGTTCATGAGCGAGGACGCGCTCGCGCTCGGCAACGTCCTGCGCGAGCTGGGGATCGTCCAGGGCGACGTCGCCGCCGGGCAGGACAAGGTCGCGGACCGGATCGCCGCCGGCGTCACCGCGACCGAGGACGCCTCCGACGCGCACGACATCTACAACTCCGTCCTGCGCGACGGGAACCGCCTCGTCGAGGACGGCGCCGCGGCCGTCGACGAGCTCGCCCGCGCCCTGAAGGACCTCAACGGCCCGGCCCTGGACGCCGAGGCCGCCGAGTCCCGCTACCAGGAGACCCTCGACGAGGTCAACGCAGCGATCGCCGAGCACGTCGAGGAGCTCACCCGCCAGTACCAGGCGACCGGCATGAGCGAGTCGGCCGCCCGCCGCCGCGCCGAGGCCGAGGTCGCCGCCGCCGACAAGCTGGACCTCAGCACCGAGACCGGCCGCCGCTACCGGGCCGTGCTCCGCGACATCGCCACAGCGGCCATGGACCGCGCGAACGCCCTGATGCGGCAGACCGGCGACGAGGACGCCTACCGCGCCTCGCTCGAGCAGTCCCGGCAGGCGCTCGCGGACGCGGCGATGCAGTACGGGATGACCGAGGAGGCGGCGTGGGAGTACGTCGACTCCGTGCTGGCGATCCCGGACGAGGCCGCCGTGAGGGCGACGTTCGAGGCCGAGGAGGCCGAACGGCGGATGGCGGCGTTCGTCAACCACTGGTCCGGGTACCAGATCCCCCTCTCGGTCACGATGAGCGAGGCGCAGGCCGTCGCCGCGATCCAGCGGGTGCAGCGCCGCGCCGGCGCCTACGTCATGCAGGCCGAGGGCGGGATCCTGGAGTTCTACGCCGGCGGTGGGCTGCGGCCGATGCGCCCGGTCGCCCAGGTCGTGCCGCCCAACACGTGGCGCGTGGTCGGTGACCACCCCGTCGCGGACGAGCTGTACGTGCCGCTGGACGGGACGGCGCAGTCGCGGGCGATCTGGGAGGAGGGCGGCCGCCGCATGGGCTGGTCGACCCCGCCGACGGTCGTGGTGCAGTCCGCGGGGACGGGGCCGGCCGACCTCGCGGCCGCACTCGACGGGATCTCGCTGACGCTGATGACGGAGGCCGGGCCGATCCGCGGGCTCGTGCGCGCTGAGGTCACGGGTGCGCAGGGCGACCGCACGGCCGCGCTGGTGCAGGGGGTGCGCTGATGCCCGGTGTGCTCGTCGACGTCCCGACGACCGCGCTCGCCCTGGTCGGCCCGGTCGCCCCGCAGGTGGTGCAGGTCACGGTCGGCCAGCTCACGCCCGGGCAGAGCCTCGACGTGCTCGCCTCCGCGGTCGGCCAGTCCCGGACGCTGCGCTCCGGCCCGGTCGCCACGACCCAGGTGCAGATCGTCGACGTCGCTTCCCCGATCAACACCGAGATCTCCTACACAGTCGTCGTCGACGGCGTCTCGATCCCGGTCGGGCAGATCACCGTGCCCTACGCGGGCGACTACGTGCTGCAGTCCCCCGACGGGCGGCAGGCGTTCCCGTTCGCGTGGCACGGTCACGAGGACCCTCGCGACCTGCACATGCGCACCGCGACGTTCGACGTGCCGAACCGGCGCACCCCGGTGGTGCGCTGGGACGTGGCCGGCGGGGAGTCCGGTGTGCTGCCGATGCGCATGACCCGCACGGCGAGCGAGGCCCTGCGCCGCTACCTCACCGAGCGCGGCCCGGTCCTGGTGGTGCGCACCGACGGGCGCCAGCTCGACATCCCGGCGGCACAGTACATCGCCGTCGTCCGCGCGACCCGCAGCCACTTCGGCTTCGACGGGCACCGCCTGTGGCAGCTGAGCTTCGAGGTCACCGATCCCGAGCCCGGCGCCGATCTCGCCGCGCTCGCGACGCCGGAGGACTTCGACGAGGTCTACGCGCTCGCGACGCCGGAGGACTTCGACGACGAGTGGGCGCTGCTCACCCCGGAGGACTTCGACGCGACGGACTGGACGCAGCGCTGATGCGTGAGGGGCCCTCGTCGAGTGTGCTCGCCGGCGCGGCGGGCTGGTGGCCGGCCCTGGCGTCCTGGCGCGACGGCGAGCTGCTCACTGGCGAGTCGGGGATCCCCGTGCTGTCGGGCCGGCTCGCGCAGTCCGCGTCGCTGGCTGTGCCGGACCGGCTGACCTTCACGGTCCCGGAGCGGGAACGGACCACGTCGTGGGTGCCGGACGGCCCACGCCACCCCCTGTCGAAGCACGGGTCGATGATCGACGTCCGGATCATGGTGTGGTCGTCGGTCCAGGGCAAGCCGGTCGCGACCCGTCTCGGCCGCTTCCCGGTGCACGCGTGGCGGCACGACGACGCGAACGGCACGGTCGAGGTCACCTGCTACGGGATCCTCAAGAGGGTCGACGAGGACGAGTTCACGGTGCCGGAGGGCCCGCGGCCTGGCGCGTCGCTCTTCTCCGAGCTGCGCCGGCTGATGTCACCGGGCATCCCCGTGTCGATCGACCCGTCGCTCCAGGACCGGGCGTGCCCGCAGTCCTTCCAGTGGCCGGAGTCGAGGCTGCGGGCCCTCTACGACATCGTCGACGCCGTACCGGCGCGGATGCGCCCCGACCAGTGGGGTGGAGTGCGGGTCCTGCCGCCGGTGCCCGAGGTGCCGACCCCGGTCGTCGAGTTCCGCGACGGCGAGGGCGGCACGCTGGTCGCCGCACCCCGGGAGGACTCCCGCGAGGGGTCGCCGAACATCCTCGTCGGCACCAGCTCGGCGCCGGAGCAGGCGACGTCCGACCCGCTCATCGCGGTCGCCAGGATCACCGGTGGGCCGATGGCGGCCCGCGACGACGGCACCGGGTACGCGCGGGTGGTGCGCCGGTGGTCGACCCCGCTCGCGCGCACCCAGGCGCAGCTGCAGGCGGCGGTCAACTCCATGCGGGACAACATGGCCCGCCCGACGGTGGTCCGGTCCGTCTACCACGCGCCGGATCCGCGGATCGAGCTGGACGACCCGGTCGCGGTGACCCGGGACGGGCGCACCGAGTGGGGGTACGTGGTGGCGTGCGAGCTGCCGCTGACGGTGGGTGACGGGCAGGCCCGCACCGACGTCGGGGTGCCGGGCTGATGGGCGTCCTCGAGGACGCCCGCGAGGCGCAGGCGGTCGCTCGGGCGGTCGGGCTGGTGGGCGGTGTCGTCCAGCTCGCCCAGCTGCTCGACACCGGCGTGGGTGAGGCGACGATCTCCCTGCGCGGCTCCCAGCCGATCACCCTGCCGGCGATCCTGCCGGGCCTCTACGTCGGCTACACGACGGTGTGGGTGCTGTGCGAGCCGGGCGACGGGCGCGCCGTGCTCGTGCTCGGCCCGGCGGGCGCGCAGGCGGCCCCGCCGGCCCCGCCGGCCCCGCCGTCGGGCACGGTGACCGCGCAGGCCACGATCGCCCCGCAGTACACGGGCACCTACCGGGTCGACCGTGGCGCGTGGGACCGCTGGAACGTCGACCGGTACGGCGGCCGCTCCGACGTCTACCAGGGGTCGGCCTACGGGTCGGGCCAACTCCTCGGGCTCGTCTGCTACGGCGACCAGTTCGCCAACCTCGGCGCGACGGCGATCACCGCCGTGATCCTGGGGGTGCAGCGCAACGGCTCAGGCACGCCGGCGGCGGTGACGGTGCAGGGCGCCCCGCACGGCACGCGGCCCTCAGGCGCGCCGTCGTCGTCCGGGCCGACGGCGTCCTCGGCAGTCCTGACGGCCACGGGCCGGGGCTCGATCGTCCTGTCGGCCGACATGCGCGAGGGCCTGCGCACCGGGGCGATCAAGGGCCTCGTGCTCGTCGGGTCGACCTACGCCGGCGTCTACGGCACGTCCCGCGCCGACGGCTTCGTCGCTCGCGTCACCTACACCCGCCCCGCCTGACCACCACTCACCCGCGCTCTCGGGAGGTCTCCCCATGCCCACGGACGACGTGCACGACCACAAGATCCCGCAGTACGGGGTCGTCGGCGAGGTGGACTGGCGGGCGTTCGAGCGGCTCTCCCGGTCGATCTACCGGCCCAAGGTCGTGGCGAACACCACCGCGCGGTCGCAGTACCTCACCGACCTCGCCAACCTCGACGAGCCGATCATCCCGGCCGTCGACAACCCGGTCTTCGTGTGGCGGGTCGACGCCGGCGCGGGCCTCGAGCTCGAGGTCACCGTCGACGGCGTCAACTGGCGCACGTACCCGACGTCGCCGGGCGTCTCGAAGCGCGAGCACGGCGACAAGGTGACGCTCTCCGTCTCGAACAGCGTCGGTACCTCGCAGGCCGTCGCCTTCCCCGCCGGGAAGTTCACCGAGGCGCCCAACGTGATCGTCTCGAAGTCCGCGGCGAGCCTCGCGAAGTTCGTGCCCTACGCCCACTCGGTCACGACGGCCGGGTGCACGGTCGGCATCTACGCCGGCGACGGTGTCGCCGCCACCGGCTCGGTCTCGGTCACCCTGTACGCGTGGCAGGACTGAGCCGATGGTCTACCCGTTCCTGCCGCAGCTCGCCCTCGACGCCGAGGGGAACCTCGCCCCGGCCGGCGTCGGCCAGATCTACGCCGAGGACGACGTCGAGTTCGCGACGCCGCTCGCCGTGACGGACGCCCACGGCACTCCGAAGGCGACCGTCGCCGTCACGAGCCTCGGCGTGACCGAGTACTTCCAGACCACCGACCACGGCACGGTGTGGTGGAAGTCCGGCGACCTGCCGCCGGTCGCCCTCGTCTCCCACCAGGGCTACGCCGACGCCGCCGAGGCAGCCGCGGCCGCGGCCGCAGCCGCGGCCGCCGACGCCGCGGCCGCAGCGGACCTCGCCACCGCACCGGCCGACGAGCAGGTGGCGACGCTCCTCGCCGACGAGGAGTCCGCGACCCGGGCCGCGCTCGCGGACCTGCTCGGCGACGGCCCCGTCGACGCCGGCGTGATCACCCCGGAGGAGTACGGCGCGGTCGGCGACGGGGCGACCGACGACGCGCCAGCCTTCGCGGCGATGGCCGCGGCGGCGACCGGGCAGGTCGCGGTCCTGCGCTCCGGTGCGACGTACAGGCTGGCGTCGTCGGTCACCCTCGACGTCGCCAAGGTGCGCGGCGTGATCGGTCGCAACGCCCAGATCGTCGTCGACGGCGCGTTCACCGGCCTCGCTCTCGTGGGCTCCCACGAGGGCACCGCGAGCCCGTGGTTGAGCACGGTGGAGCTGCGCGACGCGGAGTTCCACCCGATCATCCGCGACCTGCGGATCCGTGGGAACCACGCCGACTCCGTCGCGCTCTCGGCCACGAAGGTCCAGGCGCTCTCGATCGTCGGTCTGTACGCGCACGACGTCGGCACAGGCCTGCGCCTGCACGGGCGCGCTCGCAACGTGATCGTCGCGGCGTCGCACTTCTACCACTGCCGGTACGGGATCCACCTCGACGAGGTCAACGCCCACCAGGGCCTGATCGTCGGGTGCCACCTGTCCTACTGCGTGAAGGCGATCTACGCCTACCGCGGGGACGTGCACAACTGGACGATCGCGAGCTGCGTCGTCGAAGCGCAGGAGACCCCCGACTACGGGCTGCCGGCGAACCTGATCCACATCGTCGCGCACGCGGCCTCGGGTTCCCAGGTCGCCTGGCAGATCACCGGGTGCCAGCTCAACGATCACTGGCAGTTGACGGGCCCGGCGGTGCTCGTCGAGGGCGCGTCGTCAACCCCGCCCGGGCCCCCGCTCGACGTGATGCTGTCGGTCACCCACTGCACGTTCGACGCCTACGCGTCCGGGGCGATCAAGGCCGACAACATAACGTCGGTCCTGGTCGACGGCAATATGTTCTACCACGGGTCGCCGGCCGCCTTGCCGGCGGACACCGGCTACCAGGTCGAGATCGCAGGGCTCGCCCGCGCCTGCCAGATCACCGGGAACCTCTCCCACAACGCCTCCGGCCTGGCGAAGGTCCACTCCGCCCAGTCCTCGACGGACGTCCGGATCTCCGACAACTACGTCTACTCGCCCCGGCACACGCGGGCGATGATCGCGGTCACCGGCGACGTCGGCATCGTCTACGGCGTCCTCGACGTCTCGGGCAACATCATCCGCCCCTACACCGGGAACTCCTACAGCTCGGGCTCCGACCCGATCATCTCGATCACCCCGAGCGAGATCCGCTCCGCCCGGGTGTGCGGGAACCAGATCAACGCCGCCAACCCACCCAAGTACATCGTCGTCTCCGGCACGGTGCCGAAGGGTGTGTTCAAGGACAACGTCGGCTACGTCGGTGGCACCGCGGTGCAGAGCCCGAAGTACACGTTCCCCACGGCGTCCGCGGGCAACGTGATCGTCGCCGACAACGTCTAGGACGGGGCGCAGCTCCCGCACGTGCCGGCGCGCCACCGCCGCAGGGGCAGGGTCGCCCCGCACCGGTCGCACACGCCGAACAGCGCGACGCGGATCCGCTCGAGCGTCGCGGTCACCGCACGTCCTCCTCTGCGATCCAGGGCGGGTAGGGGTACCGCCCCCGCCACGGCTCGACGTCGTCCTCGACCGCCCGCCGCGGTGCGTCGACCGGCTCGGAGACTGCCGGCGGCGCCGACGACTCGTCCTCCTGGGCGGAATCCTCAGGCCCAGCCGTCACGATCATGGCCCGCACCGTACACCCGACCTGATCTTCGACGGGAGGCCCCATGCCCGACTGGCTCGTCACGCTCGGCCAGGTGTCGGCCGCGATCCTCTCGGTCGCCGCGCTGATCGCGCTGGTCGTCAAGGCGGTCCCGAGGGTCCGGGCCGGCGTCGCGCGCATGAACCGCGCCGTCGACGTCGTGCTCGGCTCCCCGGCGATCCCCGACCCGGACCGGCCCGGGCAGTACCTGCGCGACGAGATCCCCGACATCGGGGTGCGCATGACCCGCCAGGAGCAGCTGCTGCAGGAGGTCGTGCTCGGGTCCGTCGAGGAGGCGCGGGCGGCCGCTCGCTCGGCGGCGGAGTCCGCCGCGTCGGCCGCGTCGTCGGCGGCCGCGGCGAAGGCGTCGGCGGAGGCGGCGGAGCGGATCGTCGCCCAGGCCATCGGCCACGCCGGAGGCGGGTGACCTCATGGCCCTCAAGAACGGGCAGCTGCCCGACGACGTGCTCGTCACGGTGGGCAAGGACTACTACGGCCGGCCCGCCCGGTTCCGTCCCGAGGCCGCCGCGTCGTGGGAGCGGATGCGCGTCCTGGGGATGCCGATGGACGTGTCCGACACCTACCGCGACCTCGCCCGTCAGAAGGAGTACGAGAAGAACCCGCCGAACGGCGCGAAGCTCGCTGCCAAGGCGGGCACGTCGTCGCACGGGTGGGGCCTCGCCGTCGACGCCCGCGGCGCCTGCCTCACCTGGCTCAAGAAGCACGGGACCGCCCACGGCTGGGTCCAGACCATCGCGATCGAGCACTGGCACTTCGAATACTTCGCGGCCCTCGACCAGCACGCCCAGGAGAACGAGATGTCCGAGCAGCTCATCATGAACGCCTTCGCGAAGGCGCTCACGCAGTCGGCCCAGGTCGCGCGCGAGCTCCGTCGCATCATCTGGATCGACACGAAGGTCCAGCGCAGTGCCGGGGCCGTCTCGGCCCTGCAGGAGCTCGCCGACGCCAAGAGCGCCGCGCAGCGTGCCGAGGCCAAGGTCGACGCCGTCCTCGCCGTCGTCCGCGACATCCCCGGCGTCGACACCGACGCGCTCGCCGCGAAGGTCGCCGAGGCGGTCGCCGAGCACCAGTCCGAGGTCGTCACGGCCGCCGTCCGCAAGGGCATCGACGGCGCGACCGCGACCGCCACCTTCCGCACGACCTGACCTCCGGGAGGAGACCGTCATGACCCTGTTCACCCGTGCCTGGTGGGAGGCCGCCGGCGCGCGCGTCGCCGACACCGTGCTCGGCACCCTGCTGACGCTCATCGTCCTGCTCGTCGGCGGTGACATCGCCCCCAGCGGGGTCCTCTCCCTGGTCGCCGTGCAGGCGATCGTGACGTTCGCCACGGCGTTCGCCGGGCTCCCGGAGGTCGCCGGGAAGGCCGTGCCGCTGTGGCGGGCGATCATCGTGCGCACCGCGAAGACCGCCGGGCAGTCTCTGGTCACGGCGTTCGCCGGCGTCGAGCTGCTCGAGCAGGTCGCCTGGGACGACGTCTGGATCGTCGTGGCCGGTGCGACGCTCTACACGCTGATCCGCACGCTCCGCGACTACCTTCCCGAGACCGCCCCGGCGCCGGCGATCCTCACCAGCGTCGACGCGAGCGGCGTGGCGACCGTGACCGCGGTGCCCGGTCCCTCCGAAGTGCCGCCGGTGCTCACCGTGGACGACGTCGAAGGGGACCGGCCGGGGCCCGACCACCGGGCGTGACGCCGTGGGCGAGCCCGAGGCGGCCGCCCGGGCGCAGCCCTGCGCCGAGTGCGCCCCGCTCGTCGCGATGATGCTCCGCGACCTCGCCCGCCGCGCGGGCGTGCGCCTCGAGGTCATGGCGGCGATGTGGGGCCTGGACCCCCCGGGCGACTGACGCCTGGCGAAGACGAAGCGCCCCCCTCCCGGCTCGGGAGGGGGGCGCCTTCGTCGTGCCCGGGGTCAGGAGACGATCCGCACCCCGGGGACCTCGCTGACGGCGCGGTAGACGACGTGCCGCCACCAGCGGGCCGGCAGGTGCGCCATGTCGGGTCGGGCGGCGTGCATCGCCTCGTCGGTGCGGTAGACGCGCGCCGTGGGGTCGCGGGCGTCGCGCAGCGCGGCGACGAGCTCGTCGACGGCGGCGGCGGTGTCGTGCTCGATCTGCTCGACCTCCTCGCGCACCCTGTGCGGGATCGTGCCGTGCCCGGACTCCCACTTGCGCACGGTGTCGTCCCGGACGCCGAGCATCGCCGCCAGGTGCCGGGTCGTCAGGCCGAGAGCCTCACGGACCATCTGCAGCTCGCCGGGGTCCATCCTCTCCTGGGTCGACGGCGCGGCATCGGTGGCCGCGACGGAACGGGCGCGGACCATCACGTCTGGACTGCGGGGCCGGGTCTGCGGGTCAGTCGAGCGCGCCGGCACGGATGCTCCGCTCGGTCGCGATCTGACTGGTGAACCGCCCGCCGGTCTCCCGGTCGATCTGCTCGAGCTCGTCGAGGTCGTCGACCTCGGCGATGGCCGAGGCGAGCTCGACCTCGGCGGCGCGGCGGCGGTTGAGGGCGCCCTCGGTGGCGCGGGTCAGGAAGTCCAGCACGATCGCCGCCTGCCGCTCCGCCTCCCCGTAGGCGTCGTCGTCGACGCCGGCCGCCATGAGGTCGCTGAGCCGCTGGCGGGTGGCGTCGACGATGAGGCTGGTGGCGTCAAGGTCCCTGCCAGCGGTGCGGTATGCCTCGGCTGCCTGGCTGATCCGCGTGTAGAGCTGGGTGTCCATCGTGTCCTCCGTCTGGACCGGTGGTCTGGGGCTGCTCCCCTGACCTGATGTCCTCACTATAGCCCACAAAGTGTGGACCATGCAAGCCGGTCGGGCAGGATTCACCCGACCGGACCAACGCACGGCCTCAGCGCTCGGCGCGCGCGCGGATGCGTTCGACCGCGGCGCGCGGCACCACCCACGTCCGTCCGACCTTCGTCGCCGGGAGGGTGCCGGCCTCGATCCGCTGCAGGACGGCCTGCCGGCTGGTGCCGAGCTCGGCGGCGACCTCGGGGACCGAGAGCTGCTCGGGCACGGGCGCGAGCCCGTGGCGGGCGTCGAAGTCGCCGGTCGGCAGGACCTCGATCGCCCGGGGCGGCGCGCCGGCGGCCGCGGCGACGACGTGCAGCGCCGTCGTGACGGCCTGGCGCAGGCCCTCCGCGGGCAGCGTGATCGTGGCCTCGAGCCGGCCCTGCAGGGACCGGCCCACGGCGACGTGGTAGTCGACGAGCCCGTCGACCAGCTGCTCCGCGCGGTGCTCGTCGTGCGGCTCGTCGAGCTCGACGATCGCGTTGTAGGTGTCGGGCATGGCTTCCTCCTCGGGTGCGGGGCGGGCATCATGGACAGGAGACCCCGGGGGTCGGGAGGCACTTGCTCTGCTTCCCGGCCCCCGGGGACGTTTCACCGCCTACGCGGAGGCCACCGGAAGCCCGCGTGGCGCAGGTAGGCGATGTCGTTGCGGAGCGACCGCCAGTCGCTGGGTGTGCTGGACAGGGTCGCGATCACCCGCCCGTCGCGCCGCACCTTGATGTGCCCGCGCTTGGTGCGGATGATCTCGAAGCCCTGGTCCTCCAGCGCCTTGATCAGCCGACGCATCTCCTTGTCCATCTTCCCTCCTTTCCTTTCCCGTTGACAAGTCCAGCATAGCGCCTACCTTGTCACAGGACAAGGTGGGCGCGAAGAATCGCCCGCTCGGAGTAGTGGTGTCCGCCGCCGCAGGCGCCGGGCTCGTCATGCGGCCCGCGGCTCGTCGACGGGGCCGATGAGGTCGGCGGCCTCGACGGCGCGGCGCAGGTGGTCGGTGGGCATCTCGACGTAGATCAGGGTGGTCTCGGTCGAGGCGTGCCCGAGGAGCCGGCTGACGGCGAGCAGGTCCCTGCTGCGCGCGTAGGCCCGGGTGCCGAACCGGTGGCGCAGGGTGTGCGCGGTCCATGGCTCCGGGAGGAGGGCGTTGAGCAGCTTGGAGACGTGCCCGGAGGTCAGGTGCCCGCCGCGCTGGGTGTTCGGGAAGAGCCATCCGTCGGCGTTGCGGATCGCCTCGATGAGCTCGCCGCGGGCGAGCGGCACGAGCCGGACCTTGCCGCCCTTGCCGTGGACGGTCAGGACGTCGCCGATCAGGTCGTCGCGGTGCACGCGGGCGATCTCGCCGGCGCGGAGCCCGGCCAGCGCGCCGAGCTCGATCATCAGGCGCTCGCGGGGGCCGGCGCGCTCGAGCGCGTCGAGGATGACCGCCTCGGGCGCCGGGCGCGGGTGGCCGCGCGGCACCTTGACGTGGTCGAGGTGGATCGCCGGGTCGTGGTCGATCCGCCCGGTCCGGTGCGCCCACCGGTAGAACCCTCCGATGACGGTCCGCAGGCTCTTGCGTGCCGCCGGGCCCCACTCGACGGCGCCGAGCAGCTCCTCCAGGTGCAGCCCGGTCACGTCCCACGGGCCGACGTCGTGCCGGGCGAGCAGCCGGTCGGCCATGAGGTTGGCGTAGTGCCGGTAGAGCACGATGGTCGCCGGGGAGTGCCGCGCTCGCAGGGAGGCGACGTAGTCGGCGATGGCGGGGCCCCACCCGTGCGGGCGGGGCCGGATCTGTGTGGTGCTGCTGTTGCTGGGCACGCCCCCATCGGTCGCGGCGCCGGCGTCGTCGGGCCGGGCCGACCGGGGGCGGGTTCGGTCGAGGTCGGATGCCCCCATGATCGACTCATCGGCTCGCACCACGCGGAGCTGAGCGCGACCTGAGGCCCTTGACTGAGGGGGCATGATCATCGCCGGGCCACTGTGGACAGCGCGCGTGAGGCGCCGGGGCCGGGGGGCTGGGGCCCGTGGCGGCAGCGGCGTCAGAGCGCCGCGGCCGCGTTCGTGGGGGTCGTCGCCGGCGTGCCGGCTCGCCGGGCGAGGCGCGCGTCGCTCAGGTCGATGACCTGCGCGGACGTTGAAACCGCGGGTTCAGGGTTCGAGCCCCTGGGGGCCCACACCGCCCCACCCGGGGTGGGCGTCGGCTGCAGCGCGTCGACGCCGAGGATCCACGCTGCGGGGATCCTCGTGAGTAGCTCGATCCGCCGGGCGATCGCGACGACGTCGCGCGGCCGCGCGTACCCGGCTTCCCACTGCGAGTAGGTGCCGGCGGACACGTCGAGCCGTTCAGCGAAGTCGCGCTGCCCCAGCCCGACGGCGGACCGGGCCTTGCGGAGCCGGTCGGCCAGGGTCCACTCGGGGATCCACGGGCCGCTCGGCAGATCCTGGGCCTCGCTTGCCGCACGTGTACTAGTCATGCGCTGACTATGGCAGACCCCTGCAACATAGCGCAAGGGTGAGAAACGCCAAGCATGCTTGTTGACACGCTCGATACCAGCATGCTTGAGTCTGCCCCATGCAACCCAGGCATGCTGGTCCTGCTGAGTTCCTGACCGTCGGCGAAGCCGCCGCCCTCCTCGGTGTCCACGCCGACACCGTGAAGCGCTGGGAGAAGGCCGGCCGCATCCAGGTGGCCTGGCGCACGCCGACCGGCCACCGCCGGTTCCGCCGTGACGACGTCGAGGCGCTCATCGCCACCGCCGGGGAGCGGGCGTCGTGACCGCCCGGGTCGTCGACGACGTCGTCGCGCTCGCGGTGGACGGGTGCCCGACCTGTGCCCTGCACGCCGAGCAGGTCACGCAGGCGCGCTCGCGGATCTCCGAGCTCGAGGTCAAGCGCGCCCGGTCCGAGCTCACCGTCCCCCTCGAGGTGTACGGCGACCGGCTCGACGCGCAGCGCACCCGCCTGACCCGCTGGACGGGCGTCCTGGTCGACCACCTCACGGTCGTCCACGAGGTGCCCGTCCCCTCCGTCTCGACGCCGGCCGGGGGCTCCAACCCTGCTCCCGAGCCCTCGCCCTCGGCCGGCGTCGTGCCCCCCACCACCCCGACCGAGAGGACCCCCAGCTGATGCGTGCCCGCATCCTCGCCCTGGCCGCCGCGGCGGCGTTGACCCTGTCCGTGGCCGTCCCCGCGGCGGCCCTGTCCCCCGAGCCCCCGTCCGAGCCGTGCGTGCCGTCGGAGGGCTCCCCCGAGGTCCCGCCCACGTTCGAGGAGGTCGTCGTCTCCGAGGCGTGGACCGAGACGATCGAGCACCCCGCCGTCGTCGCGGTCGAGCGCAAGTGGGTGCGCGTCTCGCCGTTCGTGGAGTACCGGTGGGCCGTCGACGACCCCGGCAAGGCCTGGGCCCCGTACCCGTCGTCGCGCCACCAGTGGACGCGTGAGGTCGTCGTCTCCGAGGCGTGGACCGAGACGATCGAGCACCCCGCGGTGACCGAGCTCGTCATGACAGACCCCGGGTCGCCGGCCGTGCCGCCGGTCGTGTGCCCCGACCCCGAGCCGACGGACCCGCCCGTCGACCCGCCCGCCGACCCCGAGGACGACGGCGAGGACGACGACGTCGTCATCCCCGTCCCGCCCGCCCCGCCCGCCCCGGCCGCGCCGGCCGCTGCGGTGCGCGCCGCGCCGGCCTTCACCGGCTGACCCGCCGGGTGGGCCGCCCGGGATCCCCTGCCGGGCGGCCCACCGGCCGGGCCCCTTCGTCCGTCGACCGAAAGGACCACCTCCCATGACCACCCGTCGCACCCTCACCGAGCGGGCGCACCTCGCGCTCGCCTGGGCCTGCCCGCTCGCGCTGGGTCTGTTCCTCGCCTACACGTGGTCCGTCGCGCCGGGCGCGGTGGCCGGGGCCGCGACCGTCACCGCCGCGTTCGCCGTCGCGGTGACGTGGGTCGTCCTCGACTACCGGTACCTGCAGCGCCGCGTCGCCCTGGCGCGCCGCGTCGTGGAGACGCGCCAGGCCGCCCACCTCGTCCTGGGCCTGCTCGAGTACTACGTCCGCGACCGGCGCGCCCTCGTGGCCGAGCTGATGGCCCTCCACACGCCGTGGCGCGAGCCTGCCGGCGCCCCCCGGGTCCACTACCTCATCGACCACCGCCCGCCCCCGGAGGGCCACGAGTGCGTCACCGAGCTCGTGTGGGTGTGGTCCCTCGGCTGGGGCCGCTGCGACCCCGAGCAGGGCGTCCACCTCATGCCGGCGTGCGTGGTGTGCGACGAGGAGTGGCCGTGCGCGACGGCGCGCCTGGCCCGCCCGGGCCTGTCCTCCGACCCGGCCGCCGTCGCCCCCGAGCCCCCGGCCCCCGAGCCCGTGGTGGACACGCCGCTGCCCGACGAGCAGGCCCCGGGCGACGACGTCGCGCCCGACGTCGTCGACGACGACGCGGCCGCGGTGCCGGTGGGAGGTGCGTCGTCGTGACCCAGACCCCCGCGGACCTCGCGGCGAAGATCCTCGAGCTGCACCGGCCCTGGTTCGAGGCCGGCGGCACGCGGGTCGAGCACCGGGTGACCGTGTGCGTCGACGACGCCGCCGAGCTCCCGGCCGGGCACGAGTGCGTCCGCGACGAGGACCGCCTGCTCCGGTGCTTCCCGGAGGAGGGCGAGCACCAGGTCCTCGCGTGCGTCGAGTGCCGCTGCGTCACCGAGGACTACGACCCGACCAGTCGCCTGTGGCCGTGCCCGACCGCGCTCGCCGTCGACCCGTCCCTCGCCGGCGGTGCGCCGGGAGGTGCGTCGTCGTGAGCGTCCACCTGCTCGTCGAGTACTCCGACCGCCCCGGCCGCATCTACCGGTCGCGTGAGGACTACCCCGACGCCGCCGCGGCGCTCGCTCACCTGCGCGAGCTCGCCGCCGCGGGCCCGTTCGACCGGCCCGTCCCCGTCGACGACACCCTGGGTGCGCAGGTCGTGGACGGTGCCATCGGCGTGTGGGCGGTGCGCACCATCGACGGCGACGGCGAGGCCCGCGTCATGCTCGTCGCCCCCGGCGCGCCGGACGCCGCCGCGGCCGCCCCGGCCGTCCTGGTCGCCGTGACGGCCGCCGTGGTCGTGCTCCTGGCCGTCTGGACGCTGGCCGCGCCGGGCCCGACCGTGGACGGGCGCGGCGTCCTCGCGACCGCGCTCGCCGCCGCCGTCGCCCTGGCGGCCCGGGCGTCCCGACGCGGGAGGGCGGAGCGGTGAGCGCGCCCGCCTACGCGGCCCGTGACGCCGGGCAGCAGGCATCGCTCCTGTCCCTGCCCGAGGTCGACCGGGCCGCGTTCCTCGACGTCGTCCGGGCGATCCCACCGGGCCGGGAGTTCACCGTCAACGACTTCCGGGCTCGCCTCGACGAGCTCGGCATCCCGGACAAGGCCCGCGGTGGCCTGTTCCACGCCGCGGTCTCCTCGGGCCTGTGCAAGCCGGCGGTCGTCCACGCCGGCGGCGCCACGTACCCGAAGACCGTGCCCTCGACCGGTGGGACGGCGAACGCCGCCCGGGTCCGCGTGTACGTGCGGACGGGAGGTGACCCGGGGCCGTGAGCGGGATCACCCGGTGTCGGGACTGCGGCGCGCGGATCCGCCTCGTGCTGGTCGTGCCCGCGCGGATCGACCCGAACCGCCCCCGCGGGTACATCCCGCTCGAGGTGGACTTCGACGCCGCGCGGAGCCCGATCCCGCCGTCGCACGGGCTCAACCTCGCCCGCACCGTGTGCCACCCGATCACCGACGCCACCCCGCTCCTCGAGCACGAGGTCCCCGCCCTGACGCACTTCGCGGTCTGCCCCGCGCGCACCGCCCCCCGCTCCCCGACCCCCACCCGCTGACCCGGAAGGACCACCCATGACCGCCACGACGAAGGCCCGCTCGAAGCGGGCGAGCGTGCCGGCCGTCGACCCGGCGTCGTCGTCGACGTCGGCCCTCGACGCGCTCGCGACGACACCGGGCGCGCCCGGCGCGGTGCGCCCGGTGCTGCTCGCCGCGCTGCACCCGCACCCGCACAACCCGCGCCGCGACCTCGGCGACCTGACCGAGCTCGCCGACTCGATCCGCGCCCACGGGGTCCGCCAGAACCTCCTGCTCGTCCCCGACCCGGGCCACCCGGGCGAGTACCGCATCGTCATCGGCCACCGCCGCGCCGCCGCGGCCGCCGACGCCGGCCTCGAGTACGTCCCGGCCGTCGTCGACGAGCACCTGACCGACGCCGACCAGCTCGAGCTGATGCTCCTGGAGAACCTGCAGCGCACCGACCTGACGCCCGTCGAGGAGGCCGACGGCTACCAGGGCCTCCTCGACCTCGGCCTCGACGTCGCCGCGATCGCCCAGCGCACCGGCCGCTCGGCGTCCACCGTCCGCGCCCGCCTCAAGATCGCCGCCCTGCCCGAGCCCGCCCGTGAGAAGGTCCACACCCACCAGGCCACCATCGACGACGCACTCGCGCTCGCGGACTTCGACGGCCCGGAGGACCTGCGCGAGGAGCTGACCGCGAAGCTCGGCGAGCCGGGCTTCGCCCACGCGCTGGAGTTCGCGAAGCGCACCGCGACCGAGCGGGAGCAGGTCGCCGACCTCCGGGCCCAGCTCGAGGCCGACGGCGTCGCGATCGTCGAGTCGCTCGACGGCGCGACGCGTCTCCACGACCTCGCCGCGACGGAGCCGACGAAGCACACGATCCCGGCCTCACTCACCCCCGAGCAGCACCGGGAGTGCCCCGGGCACGTCGCCGTGATCGTCACGGACTACTGGGGCGGCCCGCCGAAGGTCACCTACGCCTGCACGGACTGGAAGGCCAACGGCCACCACAAGCGCTACGGCGCGCCGTCCGTGCAGGCGGCCCCGGAGCGGCGCGAGGTGGTCGCGAAGAACCGGGCGGGGGCCGCTGCCGAGGTCGTGCGTCGGCAGTGGATCCGGGACTTCCTGCAGCGGTCGAAGCTCCCGGCCGACGCCGTCGTCTACGTCGCTCGGATCATCCGGCCCGGCCAGTCGGCCGACTACCGCGAGAGCGGCCTCGCCCGGGACCTGCTCTACGGCGGCAAGCAGACCTCCGACCGCGACGTCGACGACGACCGCTCGACCCCCACCGGCGCGGTGCGGCACCTCGTCGCGCTCGCGGCCGCGCGCGTGGAGGCGTCGATGGGCAAGGACTTCTGGCGCGTGCAGTCCGAGGACCGCCGGATCCACCTCGAGCAGCTCGCCGCGTGGGGGTATGAGCTCGCCGACGTCGAGCGCGACTACCTCAAGAAGAAGCGGGCATGACGCTCCGTGGGCCGCGTCCTCCTGCCTTCCGCCCGTCCGGCGCCGTACCCGCCGCTGGACGGGTCGCAGATGTGCGCGACCACGGACCCCGAGCTGTTCTTCTCGACCGGGAAGGGCTTCGACCCGCGCCCGGCGAAGGAGCTGTGTGTGCGCTGCCCGCTCCGGCGCCCGTGCCTGGCCTACGCGCTCACGCACGCCGTGGAGGGCGTGTGGGGCGGCACGACCGCGGACGAGCGCCGCGAGCTGCGCACCCGGTACGCGATCGGCCGGCCGATCCCCGTGACCTACCGACCCCCCGAGCACCCCACGACCACCCCAGCACCAGGAGACTCCGATGACGCTTGGTCTTGAGGCGGCCCTCGACGCCGTCGCCGGTCCCGCGCCCGGCGCGCCGGCCCCGAAGCCCACGCGGCCGCGCGACCCGGCCCCCGCGCCGTCCGGCACGGGCCTGTTCCGGGTGCGCGTCGAGGAGCTGCGCCCCAACCCCGACAACCCGCGCGAGCGGATGACCGGGATCGGCGAGCTCGCCGACTCGATCCGCGAGCAGGGGCTGATCCAGCCGATCGTCGCCCGGCGCGCCCAGGACGGCACCCTGCACGTCGTCGCCGGCCACCGACGCCTCGAGGCCGTCAAGCGCCTCGGATGGATGCACGTCGAGGTCGTGATCCGCCGCGACATGCCTCCCGACGATGTCCTCGCGAAGGCCCTCGTCGAGAACGGCCAGCGCGCCGGCCTCGACCCGATCGAGGAGGCCCGCGCCCTCCTCCGGCTCAAGACGATCGGCAACCTCACCGACGCCGAGCTCGCCAAGAAGGTCGGGCGCTCGCAGCCGACCGTGTCCGCCCGCCTCGCCCTGCTCGCCCTGCCGGTCGAGGAGCAGGAGGCCCTCCGCGCCGGGCAGACGACCATCGGCGCCGCGGTGACGATCGCCCGGATCGCCTCCGGCCGCGTGCGCGCGAAGGGCGTCTCCCGCGCCTGGCACCTCGGCCCCGAGCACCCGCTCGCCCTCTTCGCGCGGGCCCGCTGCCGCCGCCTCGGCCACAAGACCGGCCGGATCATCGGCGGGATGGCGTGCGGCGCGTGCTGGGAGTCCGTCATCCGCGCTGACGAGCGCCAGCACCTGCAGCAGGTCGCCGCCACCGGCCCCTGCCCGGTCTGCGGCCACCACTCCACCAAGCCCACCCCGACGGAGGCCTGATCATGCCGCGCCTGTCCGCTCGACTCCCGAAGGACCCCACGCAGAACGGGCTCGAGGCGATCGCCCGGGACCTGCTCGACGACCCGCTCAAGCGCCGGATCGTGATCGCGGTCGTGGACTGCTCGAAGATCACGACGGACACGGAGACCGGTGAGCGGGAGGCCACGGTCCGGGTCCGCCGCATCGAGCAGGTCAACCCGGCCGACATGGCCGAGGCCGAGCGCCTCGTGCGCCGCGCCCTGGAGTACCGGTCCGGGGAGACCGTCCTGCCGATCGACATCGAGAAGGACCTCACCGCCTGGTTCGGCGAGGACTTCGACGTCGACCTCGACACCGGTGAGGTCAACGTCCCCGACGACGCCCTCACCGACGACCCCGACCAGGCCGACGTCGACGACGCCGACGAGGGCGGTGACGACTCATGAGGTACACCACGCGCCCCCTGTCGGGGTGGGACGGGCCCCGCACCCCGCACCCCGACCGGCGCTCGCGGTACGCGTTCCGCGCGTCGTGGGCGGACACGCTCGAGCTGCTCGAGCGCGAGCTGCGCTACCTCGACGCGGTCGACGTCGTCCTGGAGGCGGACTTCCGCGAGCAGGACCTGCGACTGGACGGCATGCCCCGGTCGAACGCGCGTGAGCCCGTCGACCCCGGGGTGCGCATTTCCTTCGGCTCCAAGCACGGGCCGCTGATCTACCAGTGCGACTCCGTCGACTGGTGGAAGGGCAACGTCCGCTCGATCGCGCTCGGCCTGGAGGCCCTGCGCGCGGTCGACCGGTACGGGATCACGCGCCGCGCCGAGCAGTACACCGGGTGGCGACAGATCGGCGCCGGCCCCGCGATCGTCACCGACCCGCCGATGACGCGACCGGCTGCGGCGGAGGCGCTCGTGCGCGCCGCCCATCCCGACCTCTCCGGGGACTCCCTCGCTGGACACGCGCGCGGCCTGCTCGACGGCCTCCTCGACCTCGACGCCACCGTGCGTCGCGCTCAGCGGCACACGCACCCGGACACCGGCGGCTCCGCGCTCGCGTTCGACCTGGTGCAGCGCGCGATCGCCGTCCTGCGAGGTGGCGCCCGGTGATCGGCCTCGACGACCTCCTGGCCGACCTGGTCGTGGTCGGCCTCGACGACCCTGCCATGGTCGCCGCACGCATCGGCTCGACGCCAGCCGCGATCGCCCGCGCCCTGTACCGCACGCGCCGCCCGGACCTGGTACCGCTCGCCCGCGCGTTCCGGGCCGCGGACCGCGCTGCCCGTCCGGACGTGTACCGGGCCTGGGACGCCGCCCACGAGGCCCGCCGCCGCGGCACGCGGCCCTCAGGCACCGCACGCGCGAGAGCGGCCCTCGCCCGCCGGGCCTCCGCCCCCTCGACACGGAAGGACCACGCAGCATGACCGTCACCACCCCCCCGAGCGACTACCACCACCACGCCGGCAAGGCCCGCGAGCTCCTGGCCGACTGCACCGACCCGACGACCGACGCCGACCGGGTCCGCCGGGCCGACGTGCACGCCGCGCTCGCGCTCGGCGCCGCGCTCGACGCGTGGTACCGGGAGTGGGAGCGGCCCGTCGACTACGCCCCGGCCACCGGGCCCGAGCGGGCCCCCGTCCGGCAGGCGGCGGACGCGGACGACGTCGACGGGCCCACCGCGCGCCGGCGGATCTACGTCGCGTCGTCGTGGCGCAACCCGGACCAGCCGTACCTCGTCACGCTGCTGCGCGAGGACGGCCACGAGGTCTACGACTTCCGCAACCCCCCGGGCGGTGCGGGCTTCGCCTGGGCCGAGACGCTGTCGGCCACCGAGCGCGAGGCCTTGGGCGAGTTCACGCCGGCGCGTGTGCACGCGCAGCGCTACCTCCACATGCTCGCCCACCCGCGTGCACAGGCGGGCTTCGACTCCGACTTCGAGGCGATGCGCTGGGCCGACACGTTCGTGCTCGTCCTCCCGTGCGGGCGCTCCGCGCACCTCGAGCTCGGCTGGGGCATCGGGGCCGGCAAGCGCACGGCGATCCTCCTCGACGACCCCGTCACCCCCGAGCTCATGTACCTCGGCGCCGACGCCCTGTTCCGCACCATCGGCGAGCTCCGCGCCTGGCTCCGGACCCCGTGACTCCCATGGCCATCGACGCGACCGCGGACGTCTCGCCCGCCCCCCCGGGTCCGCTGCGGCGGATCTCGTGCCGGTGTGGGTCGACGTTCGCGGCCGCGTCGCGGCCGGACCCGACGGTCCTGGACCCGTGGGTGGACGCCCACACCGATCACGACCCGTCCCTGCCCGCCCGAGTCGAGGAGGCCTTCCGTGGCTGAGAGCAAGAGCACAACCCCGCCCCGGGCGCCGCGCCGGATCGCGCTGTCGCGCAAGCGCGGGTGGCGCCTCCCCAAGGGCGCGATCCGCGTGGACCGGTCCACGGTCTTCGCCAACCCGTTCCGCCCCGGCGGGCCGAACCTGCTGGGCTGGGGCACGGTCCGCGACGCCGAGCACGCCGTCTACCTCCACCGGCAGTGGCTGGTCACCCCGGCGCGGTTCATCGCCGTCGAGGCCGAGCGCCACGAGACGGTCCTGCGCGCCCTCCCGGGCCTGGCCGGCCACGACCTCGCGTGCTGGTGTCCCGTCGACGCCCGGCACTGCCACGCCGACACGCTGCTCGAGCTCGCCAACCGCCCCGACATCGCCCAGGTCGTCGCGGCCCTGCTGCACCCCCAGGCCGGCTGGTCCCACATCATCCGCGCCGTCGCCCTCGGCCAGCTCGGCCGCCTCCTCGACCTCGGCCCCACCGACGTCGCCCGGCTCGGCGCCAGCGTCACCGCCCTCGCCGCCCAGATCCGCGACGCCCGAACCCCCACCACCGAACCCACCACGCAGGAGCCCGAGTCATGACGACCCCGGACCTCATGACCCCCGGCCAGGTCGCTGCCCGCTTCGGCGTCGACCCCCACACCGTCACCCGCTGGGCCAACGCCGGCCGCCTCCCCGCCGTCCGCACGCCCGGCGGCCACCGCCGCTACCGCCGCGCCGACGTCGAGGCGCTCGCCACGCCCGGGGCGGACCTCACCGAGACCCGTCCGCGCCCGCACCTCACCGAGACCCCTGACCCCACCACCACCCCGACCCCGACCGAACCCCACCACGACGTGCGCGAGAGGGCCGGGCGTGCGCTGTACGAGCACCGCCAGGCCGCCGAGGCTGCCCCGCAGGACGGCTACACCGCCTGGGACGACCTACCGGAGGAGTGGCAGGACGAGTACCGCGAGGCCGCCGATGCCGCCCTCGCGGCTGCCGGCCTGCTGGCCGATCCCACCGCGCGGACCGAAGTCGAGTGGGGGGTGGCGTGCCCGCTCGACGACGACGTCATCCCGACCGCTGACCCCGACTGGTCCGTGCGCCACCACGACCGGAACTGCGGGCCGGGACACCGCCTCGTCCGCCGCACCGTGACCGACTGGACGCCCGCAGAGGAGGACGACCGATGAGCGTCGACTGGACGACGACGGACGCCTGTGAACGGTGCGACGAGCACTCGTCGGGCGAGGCGGCGCGGGGCCTGCACCGGGCATGGCACGCGGTCGTCGCGGCGCTCATGGAGGCCGTGCGCATCCCGCAGCTGGTGGGATGGCTGGCGAGGAGGCACGACGTCGAGGTCGCCGCCCGAGCCTGGGACGAGGGCGAACGGCACGAGAACACCTACCTCGCCCGCACCGACCAGTTCTGCCCTCACGGCACCGCCTGCAACCCCTACCGCAACGAGCGCGAGTGCGGGCAGGAGGGCGCCGGTGCCTGACCAGCTCTCCGCCGCGTCCCGGTCGTCGATCGCCTACTACCGGCAGATGGCCCAGGAGGCCGCCGACAAGGCAGCCGCGCACCGCGCCCGTGCCGCGGCCGCCGAGTCCCAGGACGCCCGCGCCGTCTACCAGGCGATGGCCGCCGCCGAGGACCGCGACGCCGCCCACTGGACCGCGCTCGCGGACGAGCTCGAGACGTTCGGCCGCGAGGGGCCGGCAGGCCCGGCGCCGGGGGAGGTGCTGCTGTGACCGCCCAGCCGTTCCTGGACTTCGCCCACACGCCCCGGGCGGAGAGCAACCGCCAGCGCAAGGCGCACCGGCTCGCGGGCGCGGCGAAGGCGCTCGGGGCGCGCCCGTATGAGCTCGCCGTCGTCGGCGGCCGCCCGGGCGTCGAGGAGCGCCGCGCCCGGGTGCGCCGGCTCGCCCAGGTCCAGCAGGCCTCGGAGGAGACGTGGGCCCTCGCGATGGGCCAGCTCGAGGGCATGGAGAGGTGGGTGTGCGGCACCGACCAGTGCCCCCGGTGCGGCTGGCCCGTCAAGCCCGTGCGCACCGAGCGCGGCAAGGCGATCCTGCTCGACCCGTTCCCGCACGAGCTCGGCACCGTCCTGCCGATCCCCGGCCCGGACGGCGCGACCCGGGCCCGCGTGATCACCGCCTCCGCCCCCCGGCCCGACGACGAGCCCCTGTACCGCCAGCACGCGGCCTCCTGTCCCGGCCCGGCGTCCACCCTCTACGCCGACCCCGAGCAGGCCCCCACGGCCCCCCAGGCCGCCGCTGAGGCCCCTCCGGAGGCCGCTGACGCCCCGTCGTGCACCGCCTGCGGCAACCCCCTGGACCCCGAGCTCGCGCGCCGCGAGCCGCACCACAGCACCCACCCCGCCTGCCCGGAGGGAGGTGCCCCATGACCAAGGCCGAGCTCTGCCCCTCCTGCGGAGGCCGCATCAACCCGGAGACCGGCGAGTGCCGCTGCTCCGACTGACCCACCCACCCGCACCATCCGAGAGGCCGCCCGGTGTTCTTCCAGGTCGACGACAAGCTCCACTGCAACCCCAAGGTCATGGCGATGATCGAAGCCGAGGGGTTCGCCCGCGCCGCCCAGGCGCTCGGCCTGTGGACCCTCTGCGGCGCCCTCGCACGCGACGCCGGCCTCGACGGCGTGATCACCCTCGGCCAGGCCGCCAAGGCCGCCATGGACCGCTCTGGCGCTCGCAGGGCGGCCGCGATGCTCGTGCGGTACCAGCTGTGGCACGCGCCCGGGCACGACTGCGAGATCTGCCCGCAGCCGCCTCAGAACGCGTGGGTGTTCCACGACTGGTTCCAGTTCGGCTACGGCACCGGCGAGGAGGAGAAGACCGCCGTCGCCAAGCGGAAGGAGCTGCGGCGCCCGGCGGTCGTGGAGGCGGTGTGGGCGCGTGACACCGCCCCGGACGGGCAGGCGCGGTGCCGGTACTGCGGCCGGAGGGTCCAGCGCAAGCAGGGCCGCGGCGGCGATCGCCGCTCGGTGCTCGTCGGCACCCTGGACCACGTCGACCCGACTCGGGCGATCGGCGCGAGCAACATCGTCGTCGCCTGCTCTGAGTGCAACCAGAAGAAGGCCCAGCGCACCCCGGAGCAGGCCGGCATGACCCTCCAGCCGCCCCCCGGGCGGCCCGCCGAGACGGCCCCGATCAATACAGAAATCAATACAGCGATCAATCCCGAATCAATACACGAGGTGTCCCCCCCGCGGGCGCGCGGGGGCGCGCGCGCGGGTGGGGCATGGGTTGGGCCTGGGTCACCTCCTGGGTCTGGCTCGGGTGACGCCGCCGGTCGGGCCGGGGCCGCCCCGGTGGTGCCGGTCGCCGCCCCGTGGGGTTCGCCGTGGAAGGGCCACGCCGGTCCCCCGCCCCCGGCTGAGCTCGTCGAGGAGGCGACCTGCCCGGAGCACAACCTGCCGGAGCCGTGCCGCAAGTGCACCGCCCGGGCGAGGGAGGCGTCGACGTGACGGCGATCTGCGAGCACTGCCGGATCCCGCAGCCGTGCTGGTGCGAGGGCAAGCCCCCGAAGGAGCGCCCGGTCGTCCAGGTGGTGGTCGAGCCGGCGATCCCGGGGTGGGTGCGCCCGCCGGCGCCGGTGCACGGCCCATCATCGACGACGCCGACCCCGTCCGGGCGGGCCGGGTGCCAGGCGGGCGTGTGCGGGCGGGCGGTGCCGCCCGGGATGCTCGTGTGCGGCCGCTGCGCGGACCGGCTCTTCCTGGACCTGGCCGGCGTGCCGGGCCTGGCCCACGCGCTCGACGCCGCGCACGCCAAGGCCCTGCGGTTCGGTGCGTCGCGGCCGCGGCCCCCGGCCTCCCGGCCGGCCTCGGAGGCGCAGGAGGAGGCCCCGCTGCCGTTCGACCCGCGGGCGTCGGTGGCGATCGCGGTGCTGTTCGACACGCTCGAGGCGTGGGTGGACCGGATCGCCGCCGAGCGCGGGATCGACCGCCCGCCGCGCGAGCTGTACCGGCCGATGGACGCGTGGGCGGTCCTGGGCGCGTGGTTGTGCGCGCACGTGTCCTGGCTGCGCTCGTCCCCACTCGGGCCGGAGGCGGTCGTCAAGCTCCGCGCCGCGGTGCGGGCCGCGTGCTCCGTGGTGGACCGCCCCCCGGACCTGGCCTACGCGGGCCCGTGCCGGGCGTCGGTCGTCGACGCCGACGGGCTGCACGTCGAGTGCGGGGCGGACCTGTACGCGCGGCCCGGCGAGCCTCAGGTGACGTGCCGGGCGTGCGGCGCCGCCTACCCGCTGTCGGAGCAGCGCCAGTGGCTGCTCGCCCAGGTCGAGGACATGCTCCTGCCGGCGACGGAGCTCGCCCGGGCGATCGACGGCCTCGGTGTCGAGGTCACGCCGACGGCGATCCGCAAGTGGAAGCAGCGCGGCCGGCTCGCTCCGCACGGCCACAACGTGCGCGGCCACCCGCTGTACCGGGTCGGTGACGTGCTCGACGTCGTCAAGGGTGTCGCCGCCCGTGGCCACGGGTGAGCTGCTCGACACGCCGCCCGGAACCGGGTGCTGCTGGCGACCGAGGCGGCCCGGCGCGTGCAGGTCGAGGGGAGAGAGGATGGGGGCATGAGCACCGACCTGGTCACGTTCCTGCTGGCGCGGCTCGACGAGGACGAGGCGACCCTGCGACAGCCCCAACCTGCGGGCGGACGTACCCGGTGCCGTCACTGGCCCGGGACTGCGAGGATCGACACGAGGAGGAGTCATGAGAGAGCGGCTGTTCGAGCGTGAGCGTGAGGTCGAGGCGTCGCTCGTGCGCGCTCTCGGTCGCGACCCGGCGGACTACCTCGCCGGCATCGAGACGATCGGGGCGCGCAGGGTGCGACTGGTCCGGCTCACCGAGGACGGCGACCGGATCGTCGAGGAGCACGACGTGCCGGAGGGTTGGGAGCCGCCCGGGGCGCCGGAGCAGACGACGGTCGGGGATCTGCGCCTCAGCCAGGTGGGGCGCCGGATCCGCATCGTCGACGTCGACACGGTGATCGAGGGCCCGCTGCGCGACCTGCGTGCCGAGACCGACCGGATCCCGACGCCCTCGGCCGCCGATCCGCACGGCTGGGCTCCTGGGCGCGTGACGGTCACCGTGACGGTCGGCGGCTGGTCGACGTCGTCCCTGCCTCCGAACACGCCCGCGTGGTGGCTCGACACGCCGCGCTGATCGCGGGGTGCTCGACCGTCGGGGGGTTGTCACGCTACGGTGTGCCACGATGAGCCGTAATGGCTCCAAGGCCCGATCCGACCGGTCGGGCCTTCGTGCTTCCCGGGCCCGGTGGGGTGGGCTGACGGGTGGCAGGCCGCCCCGCCCTCGCGCGGGTGCCGGGGTCGACGACTCGCCTTGGTCCGCGAGTGGTCCCGCCGTGCGGCCCGGCGGCTCGTCGACCCGCAGTAGGTGACGTCCCCGCCGTCGTCCTGGCGCGCACCCTGTCCACACGGCCGATCCGATCGGCGCCTGGGGCGATGGCCGGCGACGGCGGGAGACCGAGCGATGGCGCGTGCCGAGTGGGATCCGCGTCGCGGCCGCGAAGGCCGCGAGTGGCGGCGCCTGGTCCGCGAGCTGTGCCCGCCCGGGTCGGTGTGCGAGATCCCCGAGTGCGACAAGCCGACCCGGGAGATCCTGTTCGGGTTGCGGCCGCGGCACCCGATGGGCCCGAGCCTTGATCACATCGTGCCCCTCTTCGACGGCGGGCACCCGACGGACCCGGCGAACCTGAGGCCGGCGCACCTGGGCTGCAACGCGGCCAGGGAGAACCGGCTCCGAGCGCGCCGAGCGGCGGCCGCCAGGCGCTTCCAACCGTCCCGCGCGCGGCTCGTCGCAGAGCGTTTACGCAGGTCAACCGCATGATCTTTTTCAGGTAGCGATCTGCGGTCGACCCGCGCCCACTGCCCTTTTTAT